AGATTAAAACGGCACTTTCGACCTAAAATAGACCGAATCGAACCACTGGAGTTCTTTTCGTTCAGTCGGTTTGTTACACCTGACATTAACATTTTAACAAACGGAACGCGTTCGTGGTATTGTTTCACCAAACTTTTGGCTTCCTCGACAGGGATATCCATCTGTTCGGAGAGTTTGTTTACGCCCATTCCGTACATCATTCCCAAGTTTATTGTCTTGGCTTGTTTGCGCCCAATATCCGCCATTTTTGCAACCATTGTATGAAAGTCCATGTCGGGATCATTCGTGTATCCATTTACAAACTCATCCACCGCAGGCAAATTCATCTTTCTTGATTTACCGTAAATATGTGAGTAGTGGACCAAGATCCGCGGTTCCTGTTGCGAGAAATCTATAGCCGCCCACTTTTCTCCTTCTTCTGGGAGAAACAACGACCGTATCATTGGCCCCAGTTCTGGATCGCGGGCCGGGATTTGTTGTAGGTTTGGATTGGACATGGAAATACGACCCGATACGGTCCCCCCATCGTCAGATCGTATTTGGTTTATGTGACTATGAATACGACCGTCCCTATGAGTGTGACGCATAATTGTATTAATAAACGTGCCATGCGTTTTATTAAGGTTTCGCGCTTCCACAACAAGTCGAGGAAGTTTTTCGGTATGGTCCGATAGGAAGTTCTTTGTAAAGGACGGCTGACCCTTTTCTGTTTTTGGGTAGGATATGCTGACTTTATCAAAGGCTTTGGATAGCGATTGGGCTGCCCAAATTTCTACATTCATGCCCGTCATAGTTTTAATTTGTTCCAAGATAATCTTTTCTCGTTTTATCAGTTCGACCCGTGTTCGTTCCACTTTTTCTGTATTTACTCTTACACCCGTCCAAGTCATATCAATCAGGCAGGGAAGCAACGCCAATTCGAGGTTAGCAATTCCCCATAAGTCTTCTTTTCCTAAGATTGTTCGAAAGTACGTCCACAATTCCAAAGTAAGAACTGCGTCCATTTCGGCATACGGACCAACGTGCATTGCAGGAAGTTTCCAAAGTTCTGCTTTTGGATCAACTCCAAAGTCACGGGCAGCTTCGGTTAAAGCCTTTTCGGATTTGGTTTTATTAAGATGATCGTAAGACAGAGCGTTGAGACTGTAGCTAAACCTGTTTTCATCAAGCAAAGATGCAATCACCATGGTATCTATAATGCGTCCGTTGATCGTAAAACCCATGCGCCGTATCCACCCTGCATCGTACTGGGCATTGTGCATAATTTTATCGGCGTCACATTCAAAGACTTTCTTGAGCCATTTATCAACAATCCGCTCGTCGAGGTTTCCGCCACCAACGTGACGAATGGGTATGTATCCAGACCAATCGGCGGTGGCTATGGCATAGCCCACCACTTGCCCGTCGGATCTGGCCCAACCCGGCCCCAAGGTTTTAAGATTAGGGTCTTTTGTTTCGACATCAATTGCTATTTCTTTTGCATCCCAAATATTGGGAAGCTCGACGGGAGGAACCCATTCCGATTTCGGGGTAAACATTGCCATTTGTAGGGACATTAAAGAATACTCCTATATTCAACGGGAATATCATTTACTTTTGCAAGATCAATAGCCAACTGCATCCCATAGGAAATTCCAAAGTCTTGATAAACTGCGATAAGTTCGGCAAACTTGTGCCACTCAAAAGAGGTTGTTAATCCCTTTGATCTTTCCCGATCATTGTCTTCGTCCAAAACCTGAGTATACAACAAATGAAAGACCAAGGGAGCTTCCCCCCGATTTAAACTGTCTTGCAAACACTTTTGGGCATACTCTGTATTTCTTTTAATGTTTTCTTTGTAAGGAGATTCAATAATAACTCTCATTCTTTTACCATAAATTCTGCTCCAAGCGAACTATAACCGCATTTATCCACCCAAGAATCTTTATGCCCGATGGTATGCAAAAGTCGAGAACTCTTGACCCAATCCATCATTAAAACAACATGTCCTTCTGTTAGATATCCGTGGCTATCCATTGCGCCCCGCACAATGCAATTCCAACCATCGGCAATTCGTTGATGATTAACGAGAGCGTCGCCATAATTTTTTGCTCTGTCTCCATTTACCAATTCTTCGGCCTGCTTTAAAATGTCTTCTCGTTTCATAAGTCATAACTCCTGTTTGCGTCTTCTGCCTCGACGATGTATAAATTATCTTTTGTTCTTGTGACCCCGACGTAAAACACACGGTGCATATCGTCAGCGTTTAGTCTCATATCCTCTTCTGCCGCAGGAGAAAGGTCCGTGAACAACACAACGTTGTCCGCTTCTCCTCCTTTTGCCCCGTGCATCGTGGATAGTGTAATGCGTGGCGGTTTGTTAAAATCCTCCCCCTTACGCAATAGTTTCGATATATAAGCTCTATCCGTATCGGGGAGCTTATCCATAGCAACGTGCCATTCCATATCTTCCGTTGCTAATAACCCCTGACGTTCCTGTAACGTACACAGAGTTAAAAATTCATCATCCATAACACTTGTTAACCGTTTAAATCCGCGCTTAATACGAATATTTGACGACATAAAGCTGTATATTTTTTTAGCGACCTCTCCCGATACTTCCTCGCCTATTCTAAGTTGCTCCCAACCATTAACCGCAGAACTAATTCGCTCAGAAATAGATCGAAGACCTCGATAGTTAAACAAATAACCAAACCCCCTTAGATCCGCGGTAACGGGATTAAGCACATAACCCGCTTGAGCCAAGATGAGCCAAGAGCCGTGATCCATGTTAAGTGAACTAACTGTATTAATTCTTTCGACGCGACCAAGAACTTCACGTGGTTTATATTGCTTTGGAAATCGTCGGTGAATACGGCGCGCTATTTTTTCGGCTAAAATGTGTGCGTTTTTTGGAATACGATGAGATTGGGTCAATGTTTCACTTGATCCATCAAGGTTTATAAACGCGTCAACGTCGGCGCCTGCCCACCTGTAAATGGCTTGATCGTCATCTCCCGCGGCATACATTTTTTCACTTTTTTTATCTAAGGCGTAGGCGATATCCCATTGAAGTGGAGATAAATCCTGCGCTTCATCAAGAAAAGTCATAGAAAAACGGGGACAATTAATTTCCGACGTAAGAACAAACTGTTCCAACATGTCCGTAAAGTCAAACAGGTTGTAGGCTTTTTTATATTCCGTAAGAGATTTATTAACGTAGTTAACTGTTGTCCAATCATATTCCAATCGACTTTCATTGTATTGTTTTCTGAGATCGACTTTTCGAAGACGGGCGAGATTTATAATACCCAAGATAGGATCGTTCGTTGACGATATATCGGTAATATCCTCCGAAAAGTCTGACCAAACTTGCGTAACCAAAGACACGCCCATGGAGTTTGAAAGTTCTTTGTAATGTTCTGGTTGCATAATCTGGTCTTTTTGTATGTCACTGCACTGAAGCGCCAAACTATGTAGTGTGCGAAAGAAGGGAAGATCGTGTTTTATGTCAAGATTAAATCTTTGAGCCGCGCGTTCTTTTGCTTCAGTGGCTGCTTTTCGTGTAAAGGCCAGAAAGGCAATTGTGTTTGCCGGAACGCCTGCTACTAAAGCTTTGTCAACCATATCAAGAAGCGTCGTAGTCTTACCCGTGCCGGGCGGACCAAAGATCCTAAACATGACGGATTTCTTGACGCAACTCTTCAATTATATCTCTAAAATCAGCTAGAAAATTTTCGTACTTTGTTTGTTTTAAAACATTTAACAATTCCATAAGACTTTTAACACTTAAATTTGTACAACTAATTAATTGATCCTTTGTAACTGTTGCTAAAAAGTACGTTATAGGTTTTTCATAGTAACCTTTCTTTTTAAGAAACGTTATAACTCGAAGGGGAAGAATAAGATCCTTCATGTTTTCAAAATCAACCGTGTCCAACTTATGTAAATAGTCTATTTTTTCTAACCGCTTGATTGTTGCAAAGATGCACTGCCGCGACACGTTATACTCTTTGGCTATTGAGGAATAGGTCATCCCCCTCTTGACTCTTTTAATAAATATATCGTGGTGTTTTTTATTCACTGCCATTCTTTCCCCCGTCCAAGTCATAATAATCACTCAGGTCTATTTCCTCCATCGTGCTTCTATTTAAAAACATAGGCGTTTCATCTCCAACCCAAGCTCCTAACGTATTAAAAACAAAAAACTCCTGGGCTTCTTCTGCGTCCATCCCATCTCTATCCATAAGAATTTTTATACACTTTGCAGAATCATAAACGAGCAAATCTTTCTGCCCGCATCGTTCCCCTATGCCTATCAAGGCTTCATCAAATCCATCTGCTTTCAACATTAGAAAGGCGCCTCCTCATTTTGACCAAAATCGGGCGGGGTTAATTCAAAATCGGCTACGGAAAATGCCGGAATAGACCAAACCCTTACGGCTCTATTTTTTATTTTAAGCACAACACTTGTGCCGTTTATGTCGCGCAGTCGTTGCGCGATTCTGTGGCTCTTATATTCAAAGAATTTATTCTTCTTTAGAAAACCCTCAAAATCTCTTAGTCGAAAGTATGTTATCGCTGTTTCTTCATCAGTCCATGGGCGGCGGAGTAAAATCTCTTCCTTGTCCTGCGCTTGCTGTAGATGACGGCAGAACTCCTCAAGGTAATCGTAGAACTGTCCGCTTGTACTTGCATCAACCGCAACCTCCACGATAGCTGATTCGTTATCCTTCATTTCGTTCATAAGGGCAGAAATTCGACCTTCCCACTGGTTCTTGGCAACGGACCGTGGCATGAAGTTCAATTGCTCCATACAGGCACGTTGAAAGACTTGTTGCGATAGCAGGGCGTCCGTATCAAGTTCAAGGGGTTCCCCGTTTACATCCATAAACCACACCGGTGGAGACGAGTTGTACTTGCGTAGGTTTGCCACCGTTGCTCCCTGCACCGCTGCGCCAACCCCAAACTTTCGGGTACGACATAAGTCCTTGTTGCAGTGTGCATTAATAGGAGAGTCAGAACATTTGTAAGTGTATTCTTTTCTCTCTAATTGTTTGGCAACAATGTTTACTTCGCCAAGGGGCAGTGGAGGCTCAAGGTATTGCATGTTGTATGTCAGGATTTCGCTCTCCCAACTGTCAGGATAGGCTTTTCGTAAGTACACCCCTATGTTAAACAAACCGTTGTTGCGTCCACCTTCGCTTATCTTTTCGTTGCAAAGATGTTGCAGGCAGGGCGGTCCGTCCTTAATAGGACTGTCCGTTGTTTCTGTAATTTGTATCTTTTGTATTTGTTCGGGCGTTTGCTTGTACTTTTCGTAAAGCTCATAGAACTCTTCTAAGGTAGCGGCGCCTCCGTCGTCATTAATAGCGTAGCGCAATCCCTCGTCGTGATTGTAATAAGGTAGGTTAAGAAAGTTACCAACGTCGCCCCTATCCAAGTGGAGCCTGATTTGTTTAGGAAAGATTTCGCTTTCCCCATAGCCAAGGGCAGACGATATATGTTGCAGGGACTTCTGCATGTCCTTGGCTTCAACCCAGTCCGTCGCAAACAAAAAACAATGCGCTCCACCTGATTTTGATCGACACACGATCATAGGTAGTTTAAGCTTTCGGATTTTATCGACCAAGACTTTGTGGTCAAGAGGGTACTGGTCAACGTCCACACAACCCCATTTGCAGTTGTTGTCTTCATTAATTGGTATAATTCCAATCGCATTGCCTGTACCAGAGAGGTGGCCCTCCCATAGTTTCGTGGTCCGTGGTTCACGAAGGATGGCTGCTTTTCCTGTATTTTTCCCATTTGCCTGTGTTTTATTGACAACGTAAGTGCCGTAGGCTTCTTTTAATCCATCAAAGATGGATGAGAACTGCTGTACTGTCATGTGAATCTCCGAAGGGTGAAGGTGGTAGCCGAAGCTACCACCATTGAATTAGAACGGGGAAGAACCCTTATCTGCTTCAGTTTCATCCTGATGTTTTACGACAACATCGCCTTCGGTAACGCTCTTTGCGAACGTCTTACATTGGTTGTAAAGGTTTGCATCCTTTATAGGATCTTCGCGAGACATCTCCCAACCGTGCCACGACCCTTTGCTATTCTCTTCAGACAATGTCTTTAAAGAATAAACGTGAGCGAAACGTGGAGCTTGAAAAGGTCCGTTCTTTCCTTGCATCACGGTGGCTGCTATCATGGAGTTCCATTTACGAGACTTCTTTAACTGCGTAGACTTCATGGCAATTAAAGCTGTTTCGGCAGAACCGTCATCGTTCATTATAACGACGAAGTGCTGAT